CCGAATTTCAGAAGAGCAATTAAAAGGATTAATGATGTTGTAGGTACTGGTTTGGTTAATGCGAAGGAGAAATCTCATCGTGAGGTTTCTAAATTTGTTTATGGTGAAAATGCATTGTTTTACTGGGTTTGTAAAATGGATGCTAAAACTTGTGCTTGGTGTAGAAGTCAGGCAAGGTCTGAACCACGACCTATTGATGAGTGGGAGTTAGACCATCCGTATGGTAGATGTACTTTGAAACCTGTTAAGGAAGAGTTTTCAAGTGATTATAAATTATTGGTTGGGATAGTATGATTACAATTTTCAAAACCGGTGAAATTAAGTATCCGGAATCTTTGAATAAACCAGTTAAATATGATATTGATTTTTTAAAGAGTATTGCTTCAAGCACAGCATCTGCCAAGATTACTCGTGAGCATTCTGATGATGTGCTTGGTGTTTTAAGTAATTTTGTTGTTGAAGATGGTTGTTTGAAGGCTGATGAACCTGAAGGTCTTGAGTTGAAAGGTATGGGTTTTAGTCCAGTTTTTGAATTTGATTTACTGGAGTATGATTCATATTTTAAACCAGTTAATGGTGTTATGACAGAGATTGGGTTTACAAAGACACCAAGAAGCCAAATTGTATATAATAGTATTGGGGCTTCGGATGGAGATGATAATATGTCTGATGATGCTTTAAGAAGAGTCTTGCAAGAGAAAGAAGACTTGGTTAAGAAAATGGGAGTTTTAGAGAAGGAAAGAGATTCTTATCAGAAAATGTTGGAAGCAAGAGATGGTGAGATTGAGAAAATTAAAAATTCCTATTCTGATGTTGACAATAAATTAAAAGAAATCGATGCTTTGAAGGAGAAAGCAGATTTATATGACTCATTACAAGCTTCTCGTAAACAAGAGTTGATTAATGAGCTTGTTGGTGGAAATAAGGATTTAGCAGAGAAGTATGAGTCTTTTACTTATGACCAATTAACATTCTTGAAAGAGAATAAAGTTCCAACCAACCCAGGTCAAGGAGTACCATCTGTGGGAGCTACTGGATTGGATATTGAAGGAACACACCCATCATCAAATAATGATGATGAGTATTCTGATGATGAATTTAAAGCAGATTATAAAGCTTTGTTCGGAGTCGATGTTGAATAAACTAAAATTAAATTAAAAATTTTAAAGGAGTTATAAAATATGGTTAAAATTCAAAACTACGACCCTTATGAAACAGATATTAAATTTGATGTTGAAGAAGGAGATGTAACTGTAAAAACTGGTTTTGCAGACTTTGGTAAAGATGATGTACTTTTCTT